AAGTTACATTCTTTTAAACGAAGAAATAAAATTCAAGAATATATGAAAAGGACAGAATTAGTTGAAAAATTAATAAATGAAGGTATGTCAGAAAAAACGTTAGTTAACTTAACTGATAAACAACTTAATTCGTTGGCAATTAGAATGTTGGGTGAAGCAGTTACAACTACTGCCGATGCATTATCTAAAAGTATTGCTTTACAAAATTTGGCAAAAAAACAAGATATAAAACTTGTAGGTGAAGAAGATCTTGACGAAGAATTGAAAGGAAATCAAGAAAAAATAGACAAAAATCATAACGGTAAGATTGATGCTGAAGATTTTAAAATATTAAAAAATCAAAAGAAAACCGAATCTAAAAAATGTGATGATTGTGGAGAATCGACAAAAGATTGTAAATGTGATCACACTCATATGGATGAGTCTAAAGAAATAAAAAAATGGGTCGAATCATTGGCTGAAGGTAACTTTCATAGTTTTACCTCAAAAAATGAAATCATGGAATTAATTAACATCAAGTTAAATGAATCTGAGGTTCACCAATATGGTCCAAATGTTAAGACAGGTCATAATGGATTACCTGAATTCATGACATATGATGCAATTGTTGCTAATGAACCTAAAATAGCACCAAGTAAACCAAAAGTTGACCCAGGAACTAAGCCGTCTAAACCTAAAACACCTTTTCAACCGGGACCAAGAGTTAATCCAAATCCAAAAGCATTGGCTGAGGACGATTTAAACGAAAACGAGCCTAAAATAGCACCAAGTAAACCAAAAGTTAAACCTGGAACTAAACCATCTAAACCTAAAACACCATTCCAACCGGGTCCTAAAGTTAATCCAAATCCAAAGGCATTAAAAGAGGATAAAAAATAATTAATAATATGAAATTATCTAAGAAAAATTTGTTATCTTTAATCAAAGAAAATTTGAATGAGATGGCAATGGATTTTGATACAGCGGATAGACCAAATCCCGAATTACAAGCTAAATTAGCTTCAGGTGACACACCTTTAAAGAAAATACCATTTCCTAAAACAGGAAATGAACCTAACCAAAATTTCCAAGAACTTTTGGCTTCCGAAAGATATAGACAAATTGTAAATAATGTTAGACAATTCACAAATTATCAAGGAACCTTAGGTGGAGACATGGGATCTTTAACGACGTTGATGTTTAACGCACATAATAACATTATAAGAATCGAATCCCAACACAAAGAAGCTCTAGAACAATTGGCAATACAAATAGTAAAAGAAGAAATGGGTGTGGGAGATGAAATAGTGTTTGATGCTAAAATTGTTGGGATGAATGAGATTGATACGAGTGATTTTAATAGAGAACAAGGTCCTGAACAAAATCCAGATGAGGTTGATGTTGAGGGGGATGATGATAACGAGGAACAAACCGAATTACCAACCGAAAATCAAGAAGTTGAGAAAGAATTATATATCGATTTAAAGCAATTAGATTTAGAAAGAGCTAAATTAACTTTGATTAATAGTATTATCCAAGGAGCATCAAAAAGAGGTCATTATATGTACCAACTTGTTGGTGACAAGCTAAGAGAAATTACGGGATCTGACGAATTATATAATGATTATGGTATAATGATGTCAGTTAATGATGCAAGTTATTGGCAATTTAGTCCTGCAATGATAAAGATGGCATCCGATAGTGTTGCAGGTAAAGTTAAAACCGAATTTCCAGGTAATGATGAAACTGGAGAAACTAGTGATGAAGGAGGCGAAGAAGATGGTGAACAAAAAGTAAAAGTTATTGCCAGAGGAATTAATTTTCCAGTTTTAATACATGAATTAATAAAAGGTGTTTTTGAAGTATTAGGTAGTTATGGACAACCTGGTGAATATACTAATCCACAAGATAGAGAAATGTATCAACAGGCTCAAAAATTGGAAAGTACGTTAGAAAAAGAAATGTGGACATTATTATTAGGTCCCGCTATATGGGACAGAATTAGAGGTCAGTTTCCGGACGAGGTAATTTTAGAAAATGGTAAACAATTACAGAATTACATGTTAATGAATATTTTTCAATTACCTGCTAAAAAATTCTTAGTATTAATGAAAGAAGTTGTTAGTAATAGTGATAATGGAAAAAGATTGATGACTGAATTTATGAATTCAGTTAAACAAATGTTTAACCAACAGGATTATGAAGAATCAATGAATCAATTTAATGATGAATTAGATACAATATCGAATGAAACTGAATCTGACGCTTTAAAAGATTTTATCGCTGGTATTCCTGGTATATCATTATCGACCGATGATGATAACGAGGACGATAACTTAGATGATTTGTTTAGAGAATTAGGGTTAAATTAACCTAAAGAATAATATAAAGGAGGTTTTAAACCTCCTTTTTTTGTATTTATATATATGAATTCTAAAATAGAACAATTAAAGGAATATGCTAAAATCATAAAAGACGCGCCATATGCGTTGAGAACATATCTAACCACATACGATAATACACAAAAAAAATACGTACCGTTAGAGTTGTTTCCTGATCAAATTCAATTGATACAGGATTATGAAACTTATAATGAAAATATAACAAGAAAATATAGACAAGCCGGTGTATCTACGGTAACTGCCGCTTGGATTTCTAAAAAATTACAAACGGCAAAGGATAGTGAACCTGAAAGAGTGTTGATTATTGCGAATAAACGTGATACTGCAATTGAGATGGCGAACAAAGTGAGACATTTTCTTGAACAATGGCCAGAATGGATTAATGTTGGTTTCTCACCTGATAAAAACTCAGAAAGTAGATTTAGATTAAATAATGGTTGTGAGGTAAAAGCGGTAGCAACATCTGCAGATGCATTACGTGGTTATACACCAACAATACTCGTATTCGATGAGGCGGCATATATTGAGGCGGGAGAGGATTTTTGGGCCGCTTCTATGGCCTCTTTATCAACTGGAGGTAAAATTATATTAATCTCAACACCAAATGGTTATGACCCAATCTATTATGGTGTGTATGACCAGGCTACTCGTAATATGAATGATTTTCATATTACGGATTTAAGATGGTTTAAAGATCCTCGTTATACAAAAGACTTACGTTGGGTTAAATGTGCAGATATATGTCATTATATGTTAAATAGAGAACAATATAATGATGACGAAGTGGTTTTGTATGATTTTGATATTGAAAAATATGTGGAATTAGAAGAACAAGGATATAAACCATTTTCATCTTGGTTTGAGTCTATGTCTAAGAAATTTAAATATGATAGACGTAAAATTGCTCAGGAATTGGAATGTGACTTTTTGGGTTCAGGTGATGGTGTGATTCCGGGAGAAGTTCAAGAAAATATTGCTAAAAATATGATTCGTGTCCCTAAAGAAAAATATATGCAGGGTACATTTTGGCAGTGGAAAGAACCAATTCAAGGTCATCGTTATATAATGGGAGTTGATGTTAGTAGGGGTGATAGTGAAGATTTCTCATCAATAAACATAATTGATTTTGATGATCGTGAACAAGTTGCAGAATATATTGGTAAAATACCTCCGGACGATTTAGCATCTATTTGTTATAAGTGGGGTATTCTTTATGAAGCATATATTGTTATTGATATAACTGGAGGTATGGGAGTTGCAACCTCTAGAAAATTACAAGAAATGAATTATAAAAATTTATACATAGATGGTATTAATACTCAAAACATATGGGAGTATAATAAAAAGGCGATGGATAAGATACCCGGTATAAATTTCAATAATAAAAGAACACAGATAGTGGCGGCATTTGAGGAACAATTAAGAAAAGGATTTTCAGTTAGGTCAAATAGATTATTAAATGAACTTAATACGTTTGTTTATATAAATGGTAGACCTGATCACATGAAAGGTGCACATGATGATGCAATTATGAGTATGTCCATTGCACTATATGCAGCGGATATGTGCTTTAATCAGTTACAAAAAAATGAAAATGCAAATAAAGCAATGTTAGAATCGTGGACAATGTCCGAAAGAACCTATGAACCTCAAAAGTCTTTTTATTCTTATGGTACGGCATTTGACCAAATAGGTTCTATGGGTATCGATAATCAAAATTTATATCACCCAAATAGTACAATGAATGCTAATAAGGATTCATATAGAGAACATATGTGGTTATTTGGTAGGTCAAAATAAGATTCCCATTATCAATAATTTAGTTTATATTATAAAGAAAAGTATTTATATACATGGCAGAACAAAATCTTACCGTCTTTCAGAGATTAACAAAGGTGTTTGGTTATCCAAATCAATCGAAACAAAAAAACATTGCACCACCTTCATTTAATTTTAATAAAGACGAAATATTAAAAACAGATAGTAGGGAAGAATATGAAAAGGCAATGTTGCAAGCACAACAAAGTCAATATATTGCTGACAAGTGGACAAAATTAGACCAATCTCTATATAATCAATCAGTATACTACGAACCAAATCGTTTGTCAGCATATTATGATTATGAATCTATGGAATTTACTCCTGAGATATCGGCAGCATTAGATATATATGCTGAAGAATCAACCACAATGTCTGAAAAAGGACAAATTTTAACAATATTTTCAGACTCCGATAGAATTAAAAATATTTTAGATGATTTATTTAACAATAAATTAGATGTAAATACGAACTTACAAATGTGGACCAGAGGTTTATGTAAGTATGGTGATGATTTTGTTTATTTAAAAATTGATCCTGAAAAGGGGGTTGTTGGTTGTCAACAATTACCGAACATTGAAATTGAAAGAATTGAAGGTGCAGCCTCTAAAACACCGAACTCATATACTGATGTAAAAGTACCAACGAGGGAATTAAGATTTACTTGGAAAAATAAAGATTTGGAATTCCAAGCGTGGGAAATTGCACATTTTAGATTATTGGGTGATGATAGAAAATTACCATATGGTACATCGATGTTAGATAAAATTAGAAGAATTTGGAAACAACTTTTACTAGCGGAAGATGCAATGTTAATTTATAGAACATCAAGAGCACCTGAAAGACGTGTATTTAAAGTATTTGTTGGTAATATGGATGATAAAGACATTGAACCATATGTACAACGAGTTGCTAATAAATTTAAAAGAGACCAAGTTTCAGACCCACGTAATGGTAATGTCGATATGAGATATAACCAAATGGCTGTTGACCAAGATTATTTTATTCCAGTACGTGATCCCGCACAAAGCAATCCTATTGAAACTTTGCCAGGTGCTCAGAATTTAGGTGAAATTGCAGATATCGAATATATTCAAAAGAAATTATTAGCGGCATTACGTATTCCTAAAGCATTTTTAGGATTTGAAGAAGTTGTTGGTGAAGGTAAAAGTTTAGCATTAATGGATATTCGTTTTGCAAGAACGATTAACAGAATTCAAAAATCTGTCATCCAAGAATTAAATAAAATTGCATTAGTTCATTTATATCTTTTAGGTTTAGAAGATGAGTTAGATAACTTCTCGTTGTCGTTGACAAATCCTTCCGCACAATCTGATTTATTAAAGATTGAACAATGGAAAGAAAAGATAACGTTATATAAAGATGCAACATCTGACCAATCTCAAGTAGGTATTTTACCGGTTTCACATACTTGGGCTAAGAAAAATATTTTAGGTATGAGTGATAGTGAAGTATTACTTGATTTACAACAACAACGTCTTGAGAGAGCTATGGGATTTGAATTAACAAATACTCAGAATATTATTAAACGTTCAGGTATATTTGATGATGTTGATTCCAAATACGGTATATCTGAAGAAGAAAGACAAAAATTAGAAGCGTCTGGTGCATTAGCGGGAGAAGAACCAGGAGGTGGAATGGATATGGGTGGAGGAGCTCCTCCAACACCACCGGCGGAAGGAGAAGGACCATTAAGTGAATCATTTACCAAATCAAAAAAATCAAAAATATTAAGTATGTTAGGAGAAGAAAAAGAAGGTAAAAATGTTTTATTTGATATGGAAAGAGCTCAACAGAATATTTATGAAATAGAGAATAAATTGAACGATATTTTAAACGATTAAAAATGAACAAATTCGGGGTTATAAAAACTAAGATGTTAACTAAATTAACTGAATCTTATTCAAATGAAAATAAGAAAGAGGTTAAAGATATATTAAACATAATTAAAGAAAATAAAGATTTTAAAGAAATGTATTTGTTTTATGAAGAAATTGAGAATAAATACATTGCAGATAAAGAGACCGCGAAACTATATGTTGAGGGTTTGAGTACAATGCTTAACGATAGTATAAAAAACTTATCGGTATTTTGTGAATCTTTAAATAATAAATTGGGTGAAATTGATATACAATCTAATGAATTGTATGAATCATTAGATATATTATCTGAAAAAGATACATTATCAAATATTGAGAAGAAAGTTATTGCAAAAAAGAAATTAGTGGAACATTTAACTACTAAAAAAGAAATACAAGAATCTAAAGGTTCGACATTAGTACCAAACGAATCATTATTACAAGCTGTTTTAGCAAACAATTTTAATGTATTATATTCTAACACATTATCCGAATCACAAAAAGAAGAATTAAAGACCATTTTATCAATCCCTCAAGAGGAATTAACGACTAAAACAACAGAATTAAAAGAATCTATTATTAATCAAGTATCGTCACTTTTAAGTGAATCAAACGATACTGATTTAACCACTAAATTAAATAAAGTAAAAGATGAAGTTACACAAATGACAACATCGAAATACAACTACTACAGATTAACAGAATTAAAAAACGGTCTTAATTAAGACCGTTTTTTATTTGTTGAACATATACCGCTTTTAAAACCTCTTTTCTTCTAGTAACTGAAGGTTTAACAAATTCTTGTCTTTCCCTCAATTTCTGAATCTGTTTAGTTTTTTGAACTTTTTGTTTATAAGTTCTGAGTGCACTTTCAATGTTCTTTTCTTTTGATAAATCGATTATAATCATAATATAATAAGTATATTACAAATATATAAAATTATTTTTGGTTTTATAAGTTTTTTTTCTTATTTTTTATAAAACACCATAAAATAATATATAATAATGAGAAATTAATGAAAACAGGTAAGTATATCCCATTAGGGACTTACAATGATGTAAAAATTGGTTATGGTACCGTAGATTTTAAAAATCTTAAAACTATCTATCTAAAATTAAATTCGTGGGTACAACCAGAGAATGATACCGATGATTATAATTTAACAATTGTTAAAACAAGAAGAAAAATTAAAGAATTTATTTATAATTTAAAAAATCCAAATTTTAAAGAACAATCAATAGTTGATTTAGATATTAGGACAAAGGGTATTAAATTAGAAAAAAGGTCTTTTATGAATCTTGAAATAACATTATACGTTGAAAAACAATTTGATGTTAAATCAAAAGAAATAAAAAATACAGTCAAAAATCTTTTGGAAGACATTATTGATGATGGTTTAGTTGATAAAAAATTATTCAATTTTCACAAAAGCAAGAAATAAGTTGGTTCTTGATGTATTTATAGTAATAAAATCTATAAATGAAGATATTAGGACCAAAAGAGACTGGGCATGGAATTTTAATAGAATATGATGCTGGTCACGTTTCACCGGAAGACAACAAACAAATTATAAGAGAGGCTAAAGAAATGGACTTTTCACAAGACCTTATACTTTATGCCGTCCTACAGAAATTCGATACTCCAAATAAGAACGGAAGGATATATCCTGAAGTATTACTTAAAAGAGAAAACGAAAAATATCAAACACTTATTAAGAAGGGTGGTGCACTAAATGAATTAAATCACCCTTCATCTTCTCTAATCGATTTAGATAGAGTATCACACTCAATTCTTGAAACATGGTGGGATGGTAAAATCCTCATGGGTAAAATTAAATTATTTACATCTCCGGGTTGGAGAAAAATGGGTATCGTATCTACTAAAGGAGATCAAGCAGCAATGTTAATAATGAATGGTGCAACTTTAGGTATTTCATCTAGAGGTGTCGGTTCTTTAAAAAATGTTAAAGGACAGAATATTGTTCAGGAAGATTTTGAACTTGTTTGTTTTGATTTAGTTTCTTCCCCATCGACTCCAGGAGCATACGTATTTTCGGATCCATCAGAAAGAGAACAATATCAAGAATCTGAGGAGAAAAAACCCGCACTTGACGATAGAATGAAAAAATTAATGGGCAATTTAGATAGTTTTTTATCTAAATAATCAATTTTATTGGGGTAGTTATACTCAAAATGAGAATTTTTCATAAAATCATACTATTTATAAGATAATAAAACAAAATTTCACAATGACTGAAAAATCAATTTTAGAACAAGCGTTACTTCAAGTTCAAACTCTTGAAGAAGCCGTAAAGCAAAATGCAAAAGGTATACTTGCTTCAACTATGAAACAAGAACTAAATGACTTGCTTAAAGAATCATTGGAAGAAGAGGAGGAAGTTGCAACAGAAGAAGAGGAAACTCCTATGGATGAGCAACCAACACCTGAAGAAGAGGCAGATGATATGTCAGATGAAGATGCGGAAGCAGATGACTCTGAAAATGACACGACGGACCTCGATAACGAAGACCCAAGTAAGGGAATCGATTCATTAGACTCAGAAATGGGTGATGATGAATTACCTACAGATTCTGAATCAGAAACTGAAGAACCATCTTTAGATGATTTTTCTGATGATGAAGAAGATGTAATGGATATGACAGGTGCATCAGATGACGAAGTACTTAAAGTATTCAAGGCTATGAAACCAGAAGATGGTATCGTAGTAAAAAAAGACGGTAATAATGTTGAACTTACAACGGACGACGAAGATTATATCATCAAATTAGATGACGAAGATGAAATGGAATCTGAAACCGATATGGATGAAGAAGAAATCATGTACGAAATCGAATTAGATGAAGAAGAGGAAGAAGAATCTAAGGACGCTGAAGTTTCAGAAGAAGAAGTATCTGAAGAAGAGGTATCTGAAGAGGAAGAAGAATCTAAAGAAGAAGAGGTTGGTGAAGCTGCAAGAACATTCGGAGCAGATGTCAGAGCACCGCAAGGTAAAAAATATAAAGCTGGACGTCATGAAATGAATGAAGAGGTTGAAAACTTGAAAAAACAAAATGCCGAATACAAAAAGGCGTTAGTTTTATTTAAAGAAAAACTTAATGAAGTTGCTGTTTTCAATGCAAACTTAGCTTACGCAACTCGTTTATTCACTGAACATTCGACAACAAAACAAGAGAAATTGAACATTTTAAAGAGATTTGATTCAGTTTCTACAATGAATGAGGCTAAAAACTTATTTAATACAATAAAGACTGAGTTAGGTACAAAAACTACGGTTACCGAAACAGTTGTAGAAAAAATCTCTAACACTCCATCAACATCAACATCTCAAGAAGTATTATCAGAAGCTAAGGCATATGAGAATCCACAATTCAAGAGAATGAAAGATTTAATGAGTAAAATAAAATAATAAATAAAAAAACCAAAAAACAAATATTCAAAAAATGGGAGCATTATTAGAATCAGGTATGGTAGGTAACATCGGTCTTAAGCACTTACGTGTTATCAAAGAAGATACCATCAAAAAATGGGATGACTTAGGATTTTTAGAAGGTCTAGACGGTCACCAAAAAGATAACATCGCGCAATTGTATGAAAACCAAGCGTCTTATTTAATCAACGAAGCAGCAGTTTCTGATGCTAGTGGTTCATTCGAGACAGTGGTATTCCCTATCATTCGTCGTGTGTTCTCTAAATTATTAGCGAACGATATCGTTTCAGTACAAGCAATGAACTTACCTATCGGTAAATTGTTCTACTTCGTACCTAAAATCCAAGAGAGAAATAATGGTTCTCACTATTCTCCATATGGTATTCCAGGTGGTGCTGGTGGTGCTAGTGCTTCTACAGGTTATACAGGTGTAAACTTATATGATCGTTTCTATGAGAACAGTGATGCAAACGACCAAGGTTTGTTTGATTACTCTAAAGGTGATTACACAACAGTTTCTTTAACTGGTACATCTTTACATGAGTTCTCTGCAGGTGCTGAAGGTAATGCAACAACTTATACTTCAGGTTCAACTGTAACTTCTTTAAGTTCAGTTATCTTGAAACTTACAGGTTTCTCTAAATTAGGTCAAGGTAAATTAGCTGGTCCAGACGGTAACGAAATGGATACAGAAGAATTCTTAGCTTCATTGACTTTAACATGTCCTCGTATTGCTGGTTTAAGTGGTAGAACATCTTTACCATTCAACGTAGTAACTCAGAAGTATGGTAAAGGTATCGTTGAGTACGGTGCAAAATCAGCAGGTACTAACGGTAACAAATTTAATGATATCTGTGATGAAGATGGTTCAATCTACTTAAATGTTGATTTACAATCTTATTCTTCAACAGCAGGTTTCTCTAACTTCTCTGTAACAGGTACAACATCTTTAGATGGTACTGACTTTACAGCACAATATCGTCAATATTCTACTTTAGAATTTGAAGATGCTATTGGTGAAGTATCTTTCGATTTAGAATCAGTAACTGTTTCTGTAACTGAAAGAAAATTAAGAGCTAGCTGGTCTCCAGAATTAGCACAAGACGTTAGTGCATTCCACAACATCGATGCTGAAGCTGAATTAACAGCATTATTATCAGAGCAAATCGCAGCTGAAGTTGACCGTGAAATCTTACGTGATTTACGTAAAGGTGCAGCATGGAAAGCTAAGTGGGATTACAATGAGTGGAAATACGGTGGAAACGGTGGCGCAACTTTACAAGGTTACACACAAAAAGACTGGAACCAAACTTTGGTAACTAAAGTTAACCAAATTTCAGCTCAAATCCATAAGACAACATTAAGAGGTGGTGCAAACTGGATCGTTGTTTCTTCAGAAGTATCTGCAGTATTCGATGATTTAGAATATTTCCACGTATCTAACGCAGCTCCTGAGCAAGATTCATACAACATGGGTATCGAGAAAATCGGTTC